TATTGTAGAACTGTTTGTACATGTTTTGTATAGCCAGTATAATGATTTTTTCGTATCAGGTTTAGCAAAGGCACCCTCCCCCAGCAAGTAGCTAGTGGGCAGGAGCAAACTCTACCTGTCGACTATAATCAGATTTATCCAGAACTTAATGGGTATCTGATTAAGCCTTTGCTGGTAAACCCTCCTATGTGTACGCTCAAGGAACTGCAAGACGGAACATACAGCTTGTACGATCTTGAGATGATGCACCAAATAATTGAAATTAAACAACATATGTCTACACCTGTTAAGATGCCTGACATACCACAATACTAACTGAGGACTGTCCCGATGGATGAATGGGGAAATAGTGATGACACTTATGAAAGCTTTGGGGCAGACTCCTATAATGATTCTGATGAGTTTGCTGATGGCTATCAGATAAATGAGTATATAGACGGTCGTGAAACTACGGGTGACTATACTGGTAGAAATGCTGGCAGCACTTTTGAATATCGTGATGCAGCACAAGAGTCTTACGAAGCCAATCTAGAAAGAGAATCAATATCAGAAGACACCCTTATGGGTAAAGCGACCACAGGGGATCTCCTGTTCGGTCGTTCCCTGCACTCAGACGCAAGCACACGCCAAGCACAGAAGGATTTCTTGCTAGGCAATACCACGTTAGGGTTAGGTGCAGAAGACGCTCAGGCAGCTCGTGACGAGTTCTCAAGCACTATCGGAGGAAGCTCAAAAGCGTGGGCCAACCGTGTTAACGTAAATCCAGATCACTTGCCAAGTGACATCACAGCCATTAGCCCTGTTGGGTATAGCGTGGCTGGTATTGAGCTAGACCCAAGATTCGGCATTGAGCCGGGTAAACGTAAGTACCGTAGGGGGAGCGAACTATCTTATCCTGCTGCTTCTGGCGGTGACGCTTTGCTAACTACTCCCTCTGTATACGGTAGTGGTACGAAGAGTGCTGCACTTGGTATGCTTGGCGAATCAGCTGGACAATACCTCGATAGAGGGCCGGGCGGCAAGATGGTTGGCAACTACGGAGGTGATGTTGAAGGCCGCATAAATGCGGATAACGACTTACTCTTATCCAAGAATCTGATGAGTGGCTTGGTAGACCTTTACATTCACAAGGATACTATTGGCTCGCCCAGAGAGAGAGGTCTTAGGCAACAAGTTGAGAATGCTCTTACGACTCGCCTGATCGATGGCGTGTTTGCTGATGGCGCTCGCTCTGTATTGCCAACTCCTAATGAGCTTAACATTGCTGGTTTGAAGCCTACCATGTCTTACCGTGGAAATGTGGGTACAGCTTATGACCGAGTTGGGTTCGATGTGCTTACTCAAGAAAAGGGCTGGACTGCCGACAACCCTGAGTACTGGCAGCATAAGCCTAACGTTAAAGGCTCACTCTTTGGTGAGTACACTGGCAAGATGACTGATGCTCAGAAAGCTGACCTCAAGGTACGTCAGGAATCTAAAATGCAGAACTGGGTAACTAATGCTCATGTTATTCGAGAGATTCTTAGAAAGGAATCACCTACTCACAGTAATGAATCTGCTGGCCAGATGCGCATGGCAGGTTTCTATAGACCTTATGGCGAGCAAGCTGATAGAGCTAATCTAATGAACGAGGCTGAAATACTTGGACTTGAGCATGGACAAGCTTCTGATGAAGATATGACTCAAGAGATGACTGCTGCCGACATACAAAAGTTTGGCAAAGGCTCTAGTCGTGCAACCATGTATGGTGAAAAGACTCTTTCTGAAATCGATGTATTTGTTGAGAAGGGAGAAGAAGCTGACCCTGTTACAGTAGTCGACCCAGACTTTGAAGGTATCCCACAACGTACACCGGAATGGTATGCGGCTCGTAAGGATCTTGTTACAGCTTCTATGTTGCTAGACTTTGGCAAAGGCAAAACTCGTACACCTGAGTCATTGGCTGCTGAGATTTATAAGGGCAAGTTAAAGACTGGCGATGAATTCCTTGGCAATGCTTACACAAAAGAGGGTGAGCTTGGCGAAGGACTAGTACGTGCTAACTTTCTAAAGCATATGAACAAGGACGAGAACGGCAATCCCTACTCTCATAAAGATGTTGGTTTGATTATAGGTGAAGGTAGATACGATGGCATGGGTGCTTCACCTGATGGTCGAGTGTACAAGGATGGCAAGCCAGATGGCCTAGCCGAGTTTAAATACTTGACATCTGACTCCATGAAGAGTACTAAGAAGTATGATGATCAGATGCAGATGCAGATGATGATTACTGGGGAAGATAAAGTTCACTTCTACGCGCTGAACAAATACACTGGCGCATCCGAGTACCGTATTGTTAATGCTGATCCAAACAAACAAGCAGCATTGCGGAATGACATCAACAAAGCTAGAGAGCTATCAGGCTCCCTAACCGCAACACAAGTTAAGGAGATTGAAATGGCTCAAGAAGGGAAATTCTCTGCTGAAGAGAATGCTGGTTTAGCTGGACAAGCTGAATCAATACCAGACGTAGAAGGTGAAGCACCAATGACAGTAGTTGGAAGTACATCACCAGTCACTGCTGCAAGTATGAATGAGCGTGAGAATATACTTGGTAGGAAAGAGAAGAAAGACTTTATTAAGTCTGTAGAGCGTGGGTTTGGTTCTGTTGATGACATGCGCAAGTTTGATGCTGCTGCTGATGCTGCTGACAAAAGGGCTAAGGCTGATAGGGATGCTGCTAGAGCTACTAAAGAGTTCAGCACTAGCCTCAAGAACTTTCTTGGTGGCTTAACTGGTGCTGCAATCAATGCTGGCGAGTCTGGCATGGACACTGTACGAGCTGCTGCAATGGCTGGCTTTAGTGCTGAAGATGTTCGTGGTACTGAGTTTGCTTTGGTTCAAGAGGGCAATCTTACTGAAGGTCAAGCACGTAACGTAACTACTCAAGCTGCGAAAGTTCAGGCTGCATTCAACGACCCACGTGCGGTCGGTGGAGCTTACTCTGAAATGTTTGCTAATTGGGAATCACGAGGCTTAGGCAAATCACTTGGTGCTTTACCGAGCATGGGCGAGATTGCTAAGAGCGGTATCGGTTATGTCGATATGGTTCAGGGCTTCTTGAACAATGCACCTGATACTGTTGAAGGTCGTAAAGATAGGGCATGGGGCGCATCCATTTTGGGTATCCCTGAGTTAGCTATCTCTGACATTCAAGGTGACGTAGTTAAGTCTGCTGATGGTTTCGACAGCACTGGCTTGCGTGAGTTCAATGAAGGCGTAAAGTCTGTTCAACAATCTGTCCAGACCTTAGCTGAATCTTTAGCTGCTGCTTCTGGCCAAGCTGGTGGAACGGCTGCTGCTGGAACTCAAGCTGTACTAAGTGCTACACCTACTATCTCTGCTGCTGCAAATGTACTTACTGCTGCTGGCGTTACTGGCGCTGTAGGTTCTATCATGAAAGGTGGTAGTGCATTGCAAGGTGCCGCTACATCATTAACTAAAGCTGGTGGTGTATTAGCCGCTGCTGGTGCTGGGTATGCTGCTGGTACTGCTCTGTACGATAACGCAATCGCTGGCACTGGTGTTGGTGACGCTATCGGTTCAACCATTGCACACACCATGGCATTCTTTGGAAGCGATGAAGCTCAGAGAGCTTTAGACCTTATGGACACTATCGAAGGTGATCCAGAAGTTCGAGGAAGATCAACAGGTGGCCGTAGTGGTCGTGTCAATAATACCAACGTTACAGTCAATGTCGATCCAGATATGGTTCGTACTACAGTTGACCAAGACGGTGAACAATTTATGGATCAGGAGATGCTTCATGGCTCTTAGGCAGAAAGTAACTATAGAGATTTACGACAAGCCGAAAGGTGGTAACCTGATTCTTAGTACTTCTGATCTAAGGATAGACTTCGACGTAAGGGTGATACCGGGTTTCTCTCAGGCTAAGTTTGTAATATACAACCTGAACAATTCTAATATCACTAAACTTATGTCGGGTGATCGGTATATTACACTCAAGACACAACTACATGACCATAAAGAATACGTATTAGCCAATAGGTTCTTTGTAAACAATGCAATAGACGAGCTAATATTACCTAACAGGATTGTCAGTTTATACTGTTTTGACTTGTTACGTAAAGAAGTTTTACAAGAGTCTATCAATATTAACGTAGAAGCTCCCACACTTAAGCGAATGGTTACACAGACTTTAAAAGAGTCTGGCCATTCTGGTGGGATCAAGTTCGAGTCTTTTCCTAAAGGGTTAGTTGACCAAGCTGGAGATAGATCTGTCCGACCATTGCAAGGCAGTGTCCAACAGATACTACGCAGGCTTGGCAGAGAGTTTAACTTTAATCTATATACAGAGCAATATGGAAATATTGTACTAGTATACAAACCAGACCTAGAGAACGTTAGTAAGACTGACCTCGAAGAAAAGAAGGTTTATGTACTAAACAACAACGCTATGAGATCCACCCCTAAGATTGGTATGGCTAGTGCTCTTGTTGTAAGTAACCTTGATCCTGAGATCAAGCCATCTACAGTTCTAGATCTATCTAAACTGATAACGATTTCGGCTGATGCCCCTGAAAAGGATCTTGAATTAGCTAAGAACTACCTTAAAGACTTCAGCCAATACACTAGATACCAAGCATTTAATGTCCAGCACAAGGGCAGTAACTACACAAATGAATGGGTAACTAACATAACCGCTTTCTCTCCAAGCAAAGGCACACACATGCCGACCGTAGCTTGGGGCCAACCAAGGAGTTAAAATGGCTAAGGTAACCCCCGCGCACATTATATACACGCCCGATGGTGGGGAAGAGCAAGTAATCAATTTCCATGCTGTAATCGGTGAGGATCACCAAGCATCTGCACAGGTCACTAAGTATCCTGTACAAACTGGTTACCAAATCTCAAACCACTCAATACGTCAAAACCGCTTGGTGACTTTGGAAGGAGTATTCTCTAACGTCATTTTCGACTCTGGAAATGGCACTGGTACTAAAGACCAGTATGGGGCTGACACCAACAGTATTGTCTTCCAAGTGCTAGAAGGATTAGTTAACTCTGGACAAGAAGTTAAAGTTGTAACAAACCTTGGCATATATGATCCAGTAGTATTTACACGCTTCAAGACTAAGCAATCTGCTGGCAAGGTCGACTCAATGCAATTTACCTTAATTGGTGAAGAGTTTATAAGAGTCGATGCCAGTGGCACAGCTGCTCCTGCTACTCTATCCTTTGTAGTTGTCGAGGGTGTTGAGAGAGAAACAGCTGCGGCTGAGTTAGAGTATTTAGGTTATTTGGTTGCGCCACAAGACGAGATAAGTACTACGACGCATCGTGCCGACGAAGATTTTGTTATTACTGGTGTTGATAGTGCTAGCCAGCCTGTAGAAACTACTTATATATTTTCAGGATATGATCCAGTCACAGGACAACCTACATACGAGGTTCATGTATCTGAGGAAGCAGTAGCGGTAGCGTCAGAGGTTTTGCCTGAAGTGTCAGTAGATCAATGTGCTGAAGAGGGCTTTAAAGATTCCTTACTCGGAGGAGTTAAACAGGTCTCTGGTTGCTTAGTTGATGAAGCTAATGATATATTGCTAGATGCACTTGAAGACAAGATAGACACCGCAATGGGAGAACTTAAGAAGTCCATACATGGTGTTTTCTATGATATTACTCAGGGCTCAGAAATTGGTGCATCTCTATTGAAAGCTGGAATAGGTTGTGTTGTACGTACTGCTATTAGTAGTCCTATATCTAACAGCGAGTATCAGCCAAGCGAGAGCTTGCCTACTACTGACGACATAATGACTGGCGCTTTGGAAGGTTTAGGTCTTACTAAGACAGAGCCTAAAGTTATTACACTAACACAGATCCAGCATTCTTGCGTTGGCGATGTGCCTCAAGATACTGCAACCGACCTATTACCTTTACCATTTTAGGATTAGCTATGGACATTGAAGATTACAGCATAACAATGCCGGGTCGCATTATAGAGTACTTTCCTGAAACTCAGACTGCTACGGTTAAGATTTCCAACGACCGTACTTACTCTACTGATGCTGACGATGAAATACAAGTCACACCGTCATTTCTGCATGATGTGCCAGTGTTCACTAGTGGTGGTGGTTTATGGCACATCACCTTTCCTATCAAAGCAGATGATCCTTGTCTCTTAAGCTTTAGCCAATTTGGTTACGACCACTGGTTATTTAAGAACGAGGACGCTGCTGGTATCCGTGACGATGGCCACCCTCAAGCTTGGACAAAACGAGAGTTTGATCTGGCTGATGGCTTTGCGCAAGTGGGCTGGAATAACATACCTACTGCTATTGCAGACTACCACGCTACTGACGCAGAGTTTCGTAACGTAGACAGAGACCAGCGTATTGCCCTTCAGGAGAATGGTGACGTACATATCAAGACTGGCTCGACCACTATTACGATGAACCCTTCTGGTAACATCACTATCAACACTGACGGTGACCTTACTGCAAATGTTGGTGGCAATATGACTGCTGCCGTTACTGGCGACTCTACTACTACATGTGTAAACTCTACTGTAACAGCTTCGGCTGCTGCATTGATTAGTACACCCGCAGCAACTATCGATGCACCATTGACTACGATCACTGGCAACTTGCTAATCGGTGGAGCTATTGGTGCTGGTGGTGCCAGCTTACCGCCAGGTGGTGGTTCTGTCTTCTCAGGCCCAATACAGACTGATGACACCATTATTGCAACTGGTGAAATCACAAGTGGATCTGTAACCCTTACTGGCCACACTCACGCAGAGAACGGTACTGGTGGTGGAACTACTAGCTCTGGAACAGGATAACATATATGAAATACCTAGCACTAGATAAAACCACTGGCGACCTAATCAAAGGGGCTAGTGGTGGTGTTGAGCGAGTTGATGAAGGTCGATTTGTAGTGCAGCAAGTTCAGTCCAAGTTGCGTACTTGGTTGGGCGGGTGGATTTTGGATCAAGATATCGGCTGGCTTAGTGTTGCCGATTTTGAGAAGAACTTCTCCATAGCTGACTTAGAGCGTAGGGCGACTGAGATTATCCTTGGCACACAGGGAGTAGTCTCGATAGACTCTATGACATCAACTTACAGCAAACGCACACTAACCATCCAGTTTCAAGCAAGAACCAAGTATGGTGTAATCAATCTTACTATTCCATGGGGAGTTTCCTAATGGCAGGATTAACTGGGTCTGGCTTCATTCCAGAAACTTATGATAATATAAAGTCTCGCATTGAGTCAAAACTAGAAATACTTAGTCCGGGTTTTGATTTCTCGCCCGAAAGTCCTGACGGTCAACTGATCGGTATCATGGCATTTGAGCTATTTCAAAACTGGTCACAACTTAGCAACGTTTACAATAGCTACAACCCGCAAGTTGCTTCTGGCGCGGCACTCCGTAACCTTGGCCTAATCTCAGGACTGCCTTATGGAGTAGCTAACCGTTCGTTTGCTACATGTGAAGTAACTGGGACTACTGGTACTATTATTCCACAAGGGACTATTGTCCTTAATGATGCAGGTGAAGAATTCTACACAAGTTTTGAAACCAGTATACCAAGTAACTTACAAGTAGTGGCTGTAACACCCGGCCCTGTAGCTGTAGACGCAAACACTATTACTACTATACAGTCACCTATATCTGGCTGGACAACTGTAAATAACTCTGGTGCAGGCACTGTAGGCACCTTAGCTCAGACTGAGCAAGAGTATCGCAACACTCGTCAACGTGTAGTTATGCGTAATTTTACTTCGACTTCTGATACTATGACTGCCCGACTACTTGAGTTAGGTCTCGGTCAAGTTTCTGTAACAAACAATGATAGCTCAACTACTACGCTTCCAGATGGAACACCACCCAACACGATCCACGTAACTACTGGCGAGATTGGCAATGTTGCTCCTGAAGACATAGCTAAAGTTATCTTGGATACTAACGCTATCGGCTGCCCAACTTATGGCAACTCAAGTACTGTTGTAAAAGATGCACAAGGTGTTGAGCATGAGATATACTATAGTGTAGCTACTGTCGTTCCAATGCGTATTGAGCTTGATGTAACATTCTTAAGCGAGAATATTGGTGGTGCTGAAGAGAATATCAAGACTGCTTTGTTGAACCATATAAACAGTTTGGCTAGTGGTGAAGATGTTGTATGGTCACGACTGTTCGGATATGTTACGCCTTACGCCAAAGCGCAAATTAATACTATTACTGTCGGCAAAGTGGCTGGGTCACAAGGTGCTGCCAACGTTGCTATAACTGATGAAGAGTTTGCTAACATTGTAGACTCTCAAATTATCCTTACAATTACATAGGCCTAATATGTTTCCATTACCATCTGCTCTTCCTTCTTTGGACGAGACTAAAGGTAGTGACCTTATGGAGAGGTTGCTACTTCTTCAATATCAAAACAGTCCTATCCTGAAAGAGTACTTACAGGCTTTCATTGATGAGATGGATCTGCTCTTCAAAGAGACTGAGGCCGTATACCTTGGTCGCTTTATTGAGTTTGCTGTAGGACAACAGCTTGATATCATCGGCATTATTCTTGGCCAAACTCGTGGCGTCGACTTGCCCGTTGGATTCTTTGGTTTTAGTGACGAAAATGGTGGAACTCCACTAAACCCTGCCTTTGCTGTAAAGCTTGCTGATGAAACCACTCCATCTGATGGTGGTATCTTCCGAAGTGAAGGTCAGGGCGCTACGGGCAACATTGCTTTATCTGATCCCGCATACCGAAAACTACTGCTTGCTAAGGCATTTATGTCTACTCGTGATGAGATTAGCACTAATAACGCCTACTATGCCATATCGATACTGATTGGCAGAACTCCACGGAGTTTGCGTTTACTTTCTCACGCAACGTCTGTTGATGGCGTTAGTAGTGGCATAGCTGACGGGAGGCTTGTTGTCTTAGAAATATCTGAAGTAGACACTAGCGTGGCAGATAGAGCACTTATTGTATATTTTAGCAAATACCTAATACCATTGGGTACTTCTTTTTCCATTACCCTCGTCTAATAAGGTTTAACAATGACTACACAAAGAGATCTTGGCCTAGTATGGGCTAACGCTGGCGGCGTAACTCCTGTCGGTGACGTAAAATATGAGGACGGTTGGGTTGCAGAAATTCCAACTTACCAAAACTTTAACTACATGGTTCAGGGATTGGATCAGAATATACTACACTTGGCTGAATCTGATTTGTTCGATTGGCAAAATGATATCAGCTATGAAGTTGGGGCTAGGGTTAAGGATGGGGCTACGATATACACATGTATTCTGGCTCACACTACACCGCACCAACCAAGTTCCGATAACACTAACTCTTACTGGGTGACTGGATATCAATTTGGCAGCTTTGGCAACTTGAAGGAGGAAGAGGGCTTAGTACTACAACTTCCGAACAAGTCTTCCACCACAGCGTGGCTAGGTCAGGAGATGACTATCTACGGCGGCACTCCTATGACTGTATACAAAACACGTGCGGCCACTAGCAACTGGGGATTAGGTAACGTATCAGGCACTATGTGTGCAATCAGCCTCGGCACAGGAGACTTACCAGACGGTCGTGACATTACCAAGGGTGCCGGTAAATCCTTTAGACTTTTCCATGAAGGCCATTTACCTAACATTACGGAAGTAGTTGATGGAGTAGAAGAGCTTGATTCTAGTGAGATTTCTACTGGCAAACTCTACGCACGTGTTGGTAATGGCGGGAGTGGAGATTGGACAGAAGTAACCACTACTACTGTCAGTGATATTCCTGCACCACCAGTATCAGGCGCAGGCCAAACTTGGTTTAACCTTGATGATGGTGTCCTGTACGTAGACGTAGATGATGGAGATACTACGCAGTGGGCTCCTGCTAGCCCTCCAATTATTCCTGAAATGGATGCGGAAGATATTAGCTATGATAATCCAGACTTTCCTGCTATTGATAACGTCGGGGATATGTTGGATCTGATTACTGAGAGTAACGCTAACCCTAACCTTATCTTAAACGGAGACTTCCAAGTCTGGCAACGTGGAGATTCTTTTAGCACTAAGGGCTATTCTGCTGATAGGTGGACACTAGAGGGCAGCGGGAGGACAGTAGATAAAAGTGATGATGTACCATCTGATACCCCTTTTGTACAAAGTATAAATTTGGGTGGTACTTCAACTCCTCTGACAAGAAATATTATGGAGTTGCCTAAAGTTGGTAGCGCTGGGGTATTCCAAGTAGGTGAGACATTCACTTTAAGTGGTTGGGTGAAAACTACTAACGAGCTTCGTGCCCAAATACGGTTTGCTGATGACTCAGACATGGGTAATAGTAAAGATATTTTGCCTATAACTACTATACTTACAGGCACAGGACTTTGGCAGAAGTTTGAACATACGTTTACTCTAGGCGCTAGTCGATTCCCAAACACAACCAACCAAATTGTAGCCGTAACATTGTACGGTCTTGATGTTGCTTTGGGCATGTCACTTACAGGAATTAAACTTGAACAGGGCAGTAAAGCTACTCGTTTTGAAACTGAGAACTATGGCGAAGTGTTGCGCAAGTGTCAACGGTATTACCAGCATTCTTATCCTAGAGGCTCTTATGCTGGAGATAACGTACAAAGGGGTGCAAGAGCTTTCATAACTCAATTACCTCAAGTAGGTACGGGAGATCTTATGCACACTCAAGAACTCAAAGTGGAAATGAGAGATGACCCTGATGTAACTATATACTCAAAGAATGGTAACGTTGGACAAGTGCAGCTAGATTACTCAACAGCAGACTATGAAGATGTTAATGCTGTAAGCGTTTGCGATAGCAGTTTCATTATACAGTTTAATGATTCATCTTTGTTCTCAGGTAGGTTGTACGCATACCACTACACAGCATCTGCTGAACTATAATTTTAAAAGGATATAACTATGGCTATTGATTTTCCAACTAGCCCAGTTGACAACCAGTTTTATGACTACCAAGGTATTCGATACACTTACGTAGGCACTGGTGCGACTGGGTATTGGCGTGTTATTCACGCTGGTCAAACTGGAAGTGCTACTGTAACTCAGATAAATAGTGGTACGACAGATTCCAAGTATGTTACACCAGTTGGCTTAGAGGGGTCTAAGTATGAAGCTGGACTGCATGCTGATGGTGTAAGTTATGACAATAGTGACGGTGGCTTAGATGCCACTGCTAATACTGTTCAAGCTGCGATTCGGGCCGTATTAGAAGAAAGGCCCAACCCTAACCTTATCTTAAACGGAGATTTCCAAGTCTGGCAACGTGGAGATTCTTTTGTTGCAGATCCGATTTCTGAGTATACAGCTGACAGGTGGGTAAGTTTTGCCGGCAAAAGAGTAGATAAAAGTAATCAGGTGCCATCTGGCACTCCTTTTGTGCAAAGTGTACTAGTTACAAATTCTGTTCCTCTCGTAAGAAATGTTATAGAGTTACCTAAAGTTGGTAAAGCTGGAATATTCCAAACAGGCGAAACTTTTACTTTGAGCGGGTGGGTAGCAATTAATGGCACGCTTAGTGCCCACATGCGGTTTTCCGATGATTCAAGTATGACTAACCATGTAGATATTTTGCCTATAACTAATATTCTTACAGGGACAGGAGCTTGGGAAAAGTTTGAACATACGTTTACTATATCCGGTAGTGGTGTACCTATACCAACTAGTTCAGTTATACTTACAACACTTTACAGTAGCACCACCACGGAAATCCTACTTACAGGAATTAAACTAGAACGTGGCGGGTATGCTACTCGCTTTGAAGTTGAGAGTTATGGCGATACCTTACGTAAATGTCAACGGTATTACCAAGTACAGGAATCGCCAGACTATCTTGTAGGCTTCTCCGGTCGTAACGACACACGGCAGCGTTTTTGGGTTTACCCTTGGGCTACCGAAATGAGGGCTACTCCTGTTGTGGTAGGTTCCGGGTTTAATAGTAGGCTTGAAAGCATTGACACAACAGGCTGTACTAGCAGTATGTGTATGATTTACGGTTATGCTGAATCTGATAGCGCTACAGCTAGCATGCAACGAATTACTGCTGAAGCTGAACTCTAGAGTAACAAAGACTAAAAGTACTATTCGGGTCGATCCTTAACGGGGTCGGCCCCTTTTCGTTCTGGTTGTACCTAAATAGCCTAAACAGCTCCTATTTTGTATTTTGCACTAAGAACCTTAATATACCTTAATATACCTTAATATACCTTACTAAGCCCTCTGCCCAGATCTATCCCTTTATAACAGTTATGCTATATTATAAATATAAGATATAACAGTTGTGCTATATTGTAAAATATAAAATATAATATTAGTTAGACTTGATCAAATTTTAACCAGGTCTAGCCTGAATTATAAAATATATATAGGTCGGGATCTGCTTGGCGCGCTTGACAGTGATTGGAAAGGAGTCTCTTTTGCGTTCCGGAGTGTTATCACGTTTAATTAGTGTTTTGATGAATGTAGATAAGAGATAAAAGACAAAACCTTAATGCTTAAGA